TATTCAAGAACTGCAAACTTTGGACAAAAATGGGGTTGGTATCAATCTATTTATGGACTCGCTAACGGAGATGTTCAAAGATTTGAAGATATCACTAAATTAAATATACATCAATGTCTAACGATGCTATCTTTTAAAAAGGAATTGGCGGAGGTTGAATCACAAAATATTAAAAACAAATTCTAAATGCAAGGATTTTATACAGTTACTCAAAAAATTAAAGACCAATTGTTAGCAGACGCAGACGTCAACACCGTAACGTCTGGCGATATTGCTCGTGTTGATTTAGCTAAACAATCGATATACCCTATCTCTCATTTAATGGTTAACAACGTGTCTAATAACGACCAAGTGTTAACTTTCTCAATGTCTGTCTTAGCTATGGATGTTGTCAATGTATCTAAAGAAGAAACAACGGATATATTTAGAGGTAATAACAACGAGCAAGATATTTTAAACACTCAATTAGTTGTGTTAAATAAGTTGGTTCAATTATTAAGAGGCGGCGGATTACATCAAGAAAAATATCAATTACAAGGCACACCATCTTTTGAGCCTTTTTATGATAGGTTCGAGAATGAGGTAGCGGGTTGGGCATTAAGCTTTGAGATTATAGTACCTAACGAGGTTGAGATATGTTAAAGAATGTACAAGCGGAATTAAATAGATTTGGTAAGTATGTAATACAGCAGTCAAGGTCTAATCTAAGTAAGACTAATAAGAACGACACAAAGGCGGGGTATGATAGTTTGAAATATGATTTGAATGTAAGCCCTAATAGTTTCGGTCTTGAGTTCTTAATGGAAAACTATTTAGTGTTTCAAGACAGAGGTGTTAAGGGTACGAAGAGCGGAAAGTCTTTAGACAACTTCTCTTATAAAAAGAGTTCGAATTTAGTAGGTGTTGAATACCATACGGGTACATTTAAGAAATGGGCTAAACGTAAAGGTGTACAGTTTAGAAATAAGAAAGGACGATATGTAACACACGAACAGACAGGTTATATGTTGGCGAACCTAATAAAAAGGAGAGGTATAAAGCCTAGTATGTTTTTTACGAAGCCATTTAACAAAGCATTCGAAAGACTAGATAAAGACATTGTAAAAGCATTTAGATTAGATGTCGAAGCATTACTATTAACAACAACTAAAGACAATTTAAACAATGGCAATTAATACACGAAGCCCTTATTTCGTTTCGATTGAAGACGAAAACATATCTTACGCTGAGTTGAAGATATACGTTTGGGAGGGCGATAAAAACACACCACCAAGTGAAGAAAAATATTATTTAAAAAAGAATACATTGCCGGGTGTTACTAAAGTAAGTTTTGAGGTATCGGAATTGATTAGAGATTTTATAGGTGTTAAGTTTCGCTTTGCAAGTATTTTGCAAGATGGTATAGAAAACCAAATAGAAGACGGATTCTCTAGGTTGATTATAACGGCTAGTGATTCTGGAAACTCGGTTGTATGGGTCAAATTAGATTTAAAGGCTTACGATTCTAACGACATCGAAATAGCGGATAGTACAGAAACAAACTTAGCTTTAGACTCTTATTCTTATTTCGAAAACTCAGGTTTCAACTTAGGCGAAAGTTCAATATTAATAAGTAATCGTAATTTAGTTTTACTAAGAGAAGACGCTTATAACCTACCAATCTATGTTGAAAACAATCCTACTGTAACTTTGTACAATGGTGCAACGGTTGTAAAAACAGAATCTTATATCGCATCTGATGAAAGCAATGAGCAAATAGAATACTTTAACATATTTGATATTGGCGATTTAACTAGCATAGTAGTTGTAGACGACAACAAAACGGAAACAATAAAACTAAGTGTTATAAGTGAGTGCAAACAAACACCTTCAAAAGTAACTTTTCTAAATAAGTTCGGGGTGTTGGAAAATATGCATTTCTTAAAGAAATACGTAGAAACAATAAACACAACAAAAGATTCTTACAAAAGCAACATACTTACGTTTGGTAATTCATACGACAACACGAACCACGTTAACAAAGATTTTAACATCAATGCAAACGAATCTATTTCTTTGAGTTCAGGTTTTTTAAACGAGGGCTATAACGAAACCCTAAGACAGCTTTTGTTATCAGAGCAAGTATGGAATACAAAAAGCGCTAAAACTACACCAATAAACGTTAAAACAAGCAGTCAAGTTTATAAGACATCTTTAAATGACAAGCTAGTAGAATACACGATAAACTTTGAAAACTCATTTGATACAATAAACAATATTAGATAGATGCAAAAAATACAACTATACATTGAGGGTCAAAGGGTGTCTATGTTTGAGGATGAAAGCGTAACGATTACGCAATCAATTCAAAACATTAAAGACATATCTAAGGTTTTTACTGACTTTACGCAAACGTTTAGTCTACCAGCGGATAGTGTAAATAATAAGATATTCAATCACTACGAAAACAATAGCATTGTTGGGGGTTTTGATGGACGTAAAAAGAAAAGCGCTAACATTGAGTTGAACGGTTTGCCTTTTAAAGATGGTAAAATTAAACTAGAAGGTGTTGGATTGAAGAATAACAAGGCACACACGTACAAAATAACTTTTTTCGGTAGTACGGTAGAGCTAAAAGATTTGTTAGGCGATGATAATTTATCAGCTTTAGCGAATGGTTTATCAGCTTATAATAAAACATACTCGCCAACGGACATAAAAAGCAGTCTGCAATTAGACCCTACTACAAATGATGTAATCACACCTTTGATAAGTCACACACGTAGGCTTTTTTATGATAGTTCGGACGGTCAACACGGCAATACGGGCGATGGTAATCTATTTTATACGAACGAAGACAACCATAACCACGGAGTTTTATGGTCAGATTTAAAGTATGCGATTCGGTTAGATGTAATAATTAAAGCAATTGAGACAACGTATGGTATAGTGTTTAGTGATGATTTTTTTACAAACACAAACGAGCCATATTATAATTTGTTTTTATGGTTGCATAGAAAAAAAGGAGATGTAGAATCACCTTCTGGGCTTAACGAATCTATTGTAGACGGTTGGTCTTACGAGGTTGATGATGATACGGTTACTAAAATAAGCAATACATCATTGACCGTAAATGGAAACCCTTTAAAATATAAGGCTCATAGTTTGACTTTTTACACCTCATCTTCTGAGGATTATATTGTGTCGCTTTTAAAAGATGGATTAGAGGTTTATAATTCTGGCACAACTTCGGGAAATTTAGCCATAGGCGATAATGATTTTGATTTAGAAAGAGGTAATTATACGACTTATATTAGCTCAAGTGCAAGTATAACCTTTTCTAGAATAGATTGGTTTGTTGTTTATAGACCTGACAATTCACAAGAACTTTATGAAAAAACATATTCTTCAGGTACATATGTTCATACAAATAATTTTGTGTTTGACATTACGCAACAAATCCCCGAAATAAAAGTAATTGATTTTATTACAGGCGTTTTCAAAACATTCAATCTTACAGCTTTTGTAGATAAAAACACAAAAGAAATAGTAGTAAAAACATTAGATAGTTTTTATGCAGATGGTAACTCTTTTGAGATTACAAAATATGTAGTTCCAAGTGTTAGTTCTGTGGATTCTGCTTTACCTTTTAGACAAATAAATCTAAAACATAAAAGCACTAAGACGTTTTTAGCTGCTATTCATAATCAATTATTTGGAAAACAATGGGCAACTATAGAATATAAAAACGGTGAAAAATTAGACGGTGGTATCTACAATGTCGAGACTTGTTTTTCTCATTTAAAATATGAGCGTCTATACAACGTAAATGATGACACGGCTACAACTATTCAATATGGTTATTTCGTGGATGACAATCAAGAATCTTTTTATAGTGAGCCGTTGTTATTTTATCCTGTAAAGCAAACAAATGGCACCGCTATAAACTTTCGTACAAGTGAGATATCTTATTCAAGTGTTACGAATTACAACGTACCATCGAATAGCCTGTCTTTGTCTTCATCAATTAGCAAGGCAAATATTAATTTCTTTAACGAGTTAAACGAATACCAAACCGTTTTACCAAATGATTTTACAGACACCTTATTCGAGGTTTATTATAAGAATTATATTGCTGGGGTTTTTAATGAATCAAATAGAATAACAAAGCTAACCGCTTACTTGCCTTTAAAGATAATGTTAAATTTTACGTTGGCAGATAGGTTCGAGATTAACGGAAAGAGTTATAAAATAAATTCAATTAAAACAAATCTTAAAAGCGGAAAATCTGATTTAGAATTATTAAACGATATATAAATGATAGATAAAATATTATTCTTATTAAAAGATACGGATTGCAAAAGTGATATTGTGCAATTAGCAAAAGGTAAAAACAAGTTCCCAAATAGTTTTAAAGAATTAATAAAAAGACAAGAATGGAAAAGATAGTAGTTGAGTTAGATGTAAAGTCGGGAGATGCTGAAAAGAACGTTAAAGCGGTTGGAGGTAGTTTAAAAGATTTAAACAAAGAAGCTACAACGGCAACAAAAAAAACTAAAAAAGGTTTAGATGACACGGGAAAAGCTGCAAAGAAATCAGAAAAAAGCGTTGGTCTTTTAACCAAAGGTTTTAAGGGAATGGGTACGGCTTTGAAATCTGCGGGTATCGGTTTGTTTTTGGCAGCGATTGGTATTCTTTTTGAGGTGGTACGTAAGAACCAAAAAGTTTTAGATGCTTTAGAAACCGCAACAAACTTTATAGCTTTAGGTTTTAAAGCCGTTACAGATGCGTTGTCGAATGCTTACAAATCACTTACGGAAGCTACTAATGGATTTGACGCTTTAAAGAAGGTTGTTGGCGGTTTAATGACTATTGCATTAGTTCCTTTAAAAATGTTGTTTTATGAATTAAAACTAGCTATGGAGGTTCTTAAACTTGGTTACGAATCTATGTTTGGAGATGATGCATCTATTAAACAAGCAAAAGCAGACTTAGCACAAACACGATTAGATATATTAGAGGTTTCTGCAGATGCAATTCAAGCGGGTAAAGATATTGCGAACAACATAGTTGAAGCAGTTAGCGAAGTTGGAGCGGGTGTTAGTGCAGTTGTCAAAGAAGTGTCTAAGATAGACCCTAAAAAGCTTTTAGAAACTGCTGATGCAATGACAACGTTAAAAAATAATGCAGAAGTAGCAGCTGCGGTGCAAGCTGGGTTGGTTGAAAAGTACGATAGACTAGCAGAGAAACAAAGACAAGTTAGAGATGAAGAACGTAATAGTATAGCGGACAGAAAAAATGCAAATGATGAGTTATTAATCATTTTAGAAAAGCAAGAGAAAGCAATGTTAAAAGCTGCTGATGCTCAAATCGCAGACGCACAGGCTCAACTATTAGCAAACGATAACCAAGAAAATAGAATCAAATTAATTGATGCAGAGAATAATAAATTAGGAGTTAAGGCACAAATAACGGGTTTATTATCAGAGCAAAAAGTAAATGATTTAGGACTAGATAGAGAACAAATAGCCTTAGATAATTTAAAAGGAGAAAGCGAAAGTAGACTAAGTATTGAGCGTAAAAGATTTAATGCAGAGCAAATAGATGATGAATTATTAAGACTAGAAAAGTTAAAAGAAATTGATGCCTTAGAAAAAAAACAAGAAAGCGAAAGGCTACAATCAATTGTAGACAATGCAAATGCAGGAACACAAGCTAAGATAGATGCTCAAATAGCCCTAGACGATTTTACAGAACAATCGAGACAAGTTGGTATTGATAGGGAAACCGAAATAGAAGAAAAAAGAATCGCTTTAAAAACAAGAACTTTAGATTCTATAATAGGCTTAGCGGGTGCAGAAAGTGCTTTAGGAAAAGCGGGTCTAATTGCAAAACAATTCTTACTAGCTAAAGAATTGCTGATTGATTTAGGTTACATAAAAAGTAAAGCAACAAAAACAATTGTTAGTGCAAATTTAGACGCAGCGTCAAGTGGTGCAAGTGTCGCTACGGGTTTTTCTAAAACGTTGGCTTTAGGTTTTCCTGCAGCTATTCCCGCTTTAATTGGTTACGCGGCGAGTGCAGCTGGTATTATATCATCTGTCGCTTCTGCGGTCGGTGGTGCGAAAAGTGTTGCGTCTTCTATAGGTGGTTCGGGTGGTGGTTCTAGTCCGTCTAGCCCAACTATACCATCGATACCAAGCACACCGCCCTCTTTTAATATCGTAGGTCAAAGTGATACAAACCAATTAGCGGATGCAATAGGCGGACAATCACAACAACCTACACGGGCGTACGTGGTTAGTGGAGATGTAACGACATCACAATCTTTAGATAGAAATATTATAGATGGAGCATCGATTTAAAAATACAAAAACTAACGATATAAATATTATATAACTATGGATATGAAAATTATAGAATTAATCTTAGACGAAGAGGAGGGTATCGGTGTTGAAGCTATTTCGGTAGTAGAAAATCCCGCTATCGAATCTGACTTTATAGCTTTGAAAAGCGAACAAATACAACTTGCTGAAATAAACAAAGAGAAACGTTTATTGATGGGTGCTTTGTTAATACCAGAAAAGCCTATTTATCGTAAGAATGAAGTAGAAGAATATTATGTATTCTTTTCAAAAGAAACTATTGTTAAAGCTTCTCAATTATATCTAACAAACGGCAATCAATCTAACTCAACTTTAGAACATAAAGGAAAATTAGAGGGTTTAACGTTGGTAGAATCTTGGATAGTTGAGGACAAAGACAAAGACAAAACTAAACTATACGGTTTAGATGTGCCTGTAGGTACTTGGATGGGTTCGGTAAAAGTAAACAATGATGATGTTTGGAACGAATACGTTAAGACGGGTAAAGTAAAAGGGTTTTCTATAGAGGGATATTTTGCAGATAAATTAGTAGAAACTAAACACGATGAAAAATTGTCTTTAGAGGATGAACAATTATTAACTGACTTAATAAAACTTTTAACAGATGGCTAGAGCGGTTTATTGTAAGTGCAAAAACACTTATTCAATTGAATGTAAAGACGACCAAAAATGCGAAACTCCAGACTATTGGAAACAAGGCATCGGCTCTATTAATAAAATAGATGAGTAGCAAAATACAAAATTTAACTTAATAATTATTATATAAATATGAACGTAAGCAAACAAGTCTTTAGCAGACTTTTTAAGGAAGAGAAAACCGAGTTAGAAACTCATAAAATTGAGTTGGCATTGGTTGACGATATTGTAAAGGTTTATAATGATATAAAATCAAAAGCAGACGCCTTATCAATGCAAGCTAGACGAGCAGCACAAGAATTAGACGAAACATCAAATAAAGCAAAGCAATTATTAAAGGAGATTCAATCTTCTGAATCTGATAGCAAAAGGCTTACAACATCTGCAAAAGATTTAGGTATACAGATACCCGCAGAAGCTTCTATCGCTATTAATCAATTACAAGCATATAGAAGTGATTTAGCGGAATTAGATTCGACAACATCAAAAGCTTCGGATATGGTTTTTGGTATGATGTAATAATAAAATAAAAGGTTTTGAATTTTAAATTAAATATATGAACACAAAAGAAACATTAAACAAAGTTAGAACCTTACTTGGTATTCAGGTAAAGTTTGAACAGATGCAAATTGAGAACGGTGCAGTTTTAGAAGCTGAAGCGTTTGAGGTTGGTGCAGAAGTTTTTATCGTTGCGGATGATGAAAGAGTCGCAGTACCCGTAGGAGAGTACACCGTTACAGAAAGCGGAATGGTAATCATAGTATCTGACGAGGGAATTATCGGAGAAATTAAAGACGCTACAGCACCTGAAGAAGAAGTTGTTGAAGAAGAAGAAAATCCACAAGCCGAATTACCAGCAGACCCGTCTGCAGCAGGCAGAACGCCTGTGCCGACTTTACCAGATGAATTAGCAAACGAAAAAGCAACTCCTAAAAAGGTTGTTAAATCTATTTCAGAAGAAACGTTCTTTGCAGAGATTGAGAAGTTAAGAAATGAATTTAAATTGTCTCAAGAACCTAAAGTAGAATTATCTGCGGAGGTTGAAGAAGTTAGTGGAATTTCTCACAATCCAGAAAGCAAATCAGATAAAAAAGAATTATTCCTTTATTCTCAAAAAGGTAAAAAATCAGTATTAAACACAATCTATAATCAAATAAATAAATAAAAATGGCTACAGTTTTAACAATTAACACAACTTACGCTGGAGAATTTGCAGGAAAATATATTTCTGCTGCATTACTTTCAGGTAACACAATCGCAAACGGACTAATTGAAATTAAGCCGAATGTAAAATTTAAAGAAGTTTTAAAAAGACTTGACATTGATGGTATCGTTGCAGATGCATCTTGTGATTTCTCTGATACTTCTACGGTAACTTTAAGCGAAAACATCTTAGAGCCTAAATCTTTACAAGTAAATTTAGAACTTTGTAAGACACCTTTCGAAAGCGATTGGGAAGCGGTATCAATGGGATATTCTGCACACGATAACTTGCCAAAGACTTTTAGCGATTACTTTATTGCACACGTTGCAGCAAAAGTAGCTACTAAGACAGAAAAAGATATTTGGACAGGTGTGGCTGGTGCGGGTGCATTTGATGGTTTTTCTACATTGTTGGCAGCTGATGCTGATTTGCCAGCTAATCAAAAAATTGCGGGTGTAGCGATTACTGCTGCAAACGTTGTTGAGGAGTTAGGTAAGGTAGTAGACGAGATTCCAACCTCTTTATATGGTAATGAAGATTTATATATCTACGTTTCGCAAAACGTATGGAGAGCATACAAAAGAAGTTTAGGTGGTTTCCAAAGTGGTGGTCAAGGAGGTTCAGGATTTAGTGCAATGGGTAACAACCAAGACATAGACATTCAGTTTTTTGATGGTGTAAAGGTTGTCGTTGCAAATGGTTTAGCAGATTCAACAATGATTTCAACTTTAAAAACTAACTTATTTTTTGGAACAGGTTTAATGTCTGACCAAAACGAAGTAAAAGTATTAGATATGGCTGATTTAGATGGTTCTAAAAACGTTCGTTTCATTATGAGATATACGGCAGCAGTTCAGTACTCTATTGTTGAAGACATCGTTACATACGGAATCTAAAAAATAATTAATAACATTAAAAAGAGGTAGGTGGTTTATCTACTTACCTCTTTTTTTTATAACACAAAAAAATATATGGCTTGTTTATTAACATCGGGTAGAAAATTACCTTGTAAAACGTCTGTAGGTGGTTTAAAAGCGGTTTATTTCGCTGACTATGGCACACTTGGAGATGTAACAATTACAGCGGGAGAGATTACAGCGGTTGCTGGTACTCCTGAATTTTTCAAGTTCGATATAAAAGGTAATTCATCTCTAGAAACTGCGGTTAACAGTTCAAGAGAAAATGGAAGTACTTTTTATACAACGACTTTAAACTTAACATTAACAACTTTAGATAGAGCAACACAAGAAGAAATTAAGTTATTATCTACTTCAAGACCACACGTGGCGGTAGAAGACTATAATGGTAATTTCTTTATGGTTGGTTTAGAACACGGTTCGGAAGTAACGGGTGGTACTATTGTATCAGGTGCTGCTATGGGCGATTTGTCAGGATTTACCTTGACATTGGAAGCTATGGAAACCGCTCCAGCTAACTTTACTGCATCAACTGTAGTAACTTCAAATGAGAGTGTAGACCAAATAGACCCTAACGCTTAGGACTATATTAAATGATTTAAAAACCCTTAACTTAATTGTTAAGGGTTTTTTTTTGCTTTTCAACTACAAAAAACGTGCTTTATTGTATTATATAACTATGAAGCATTTGTTACCGATTACAACAACCCAAACCATACAGATTATACCTCGTGTATATTCTATAATCGTTACGTTAAAGCTTCGAGATGATAGCACAAACGAAACGGTTACAATATTACCAAGTGCTATTAAATCTGGCAACTACATTGAGTTATCAAATGTTTACGAACTAAAAGAGGGTCGTTTTTACGATTTAAAAATATACAATGGTCAAGGTGTCGTAACTGATTTAGACATCATCTATAGAGATAAAATATTTTGTACCGAGCAAACAATAAACCAAACCGCAAACGAACGTTACAGAATCAACAAAGACGAATATAAAGAGCAAAGCGGTAATAATGATTTTATAATATTATGAGTAAATACATAAACAAACATCGTAAAACGTTTACACCTACACCAAACAAGTCTAAAGTTAGTTTTGTAAATCTTAGCACCTATACAAGTCCCGAGATTATAGAATCTAAAAACAAAGAATGGGTTGAATTTGGAGCGAATAACGACTACTTTCAATTTCTAATAGACCGTTACAACGGTTCTGCGACAAACAATGCGGTAATCAATGGAATAAGTCAAATGATATACGGTCGTGGCTTAGATGCTACGGATTCGGCTCGTAAGTCAGATGCATACGCTCGTATGATATCATTGTTTAAAAAAGAAGATAATAAACGATTTGCATCTGATTTAAAACTAGCTGGACAGTGTGCTATTCAAGTTATTTATTCAAAAGATAAAAAGACTATTCAAAAGGTTGAGCATATCCCTATTGAAACATTAAGAGCAGAGAAATGCAGCGAAGATGATAAAGAGATACAAGCGTATTACTACCATCCTGATTGGGTGAGTATAAAGCCTAGCGAAGAACCTAAAAGAATACCATCATTTGGATTGACCGAGAAACCCGCACCTATTGAAATACTTTATGTTAAACCATACAGATCGGGTATGTATTATTACAGCACACCTGATTATCAGGGTGGTTTGCAATATGCTGAACTTGAAGAAGAAATTAGTAACTACCATTTAAACAATATTATGAATGGTTTAGCACCTAGTATGTTAATCAATTTTAATAATGGTGTGCCAGAAGAAGAAGCACAAAAACTAATAGAAAATAAGATACAACAAAAGTTTAGCGGGTCTAGTAATGCGGGTAAATTTATACTAGCTTTTAACGACTCTAAAGAATCACAAGCGGACATTACACCCGTTCAATTATCTGACGCTCATAATCAATATCAGTTTTTAAGTGATGAATCACAAAAGAAAATAATGGTTGCTCATAGAGTGGTTAGCCCTATGTTATTAGGGATTAAAGACGGAAGCGGATTTGGTAACAATGCAGACGAATTAAAGAACGCTAGTATATTGATGCACAACACGGTTATAGTGCCATTACAAGAAATGCTAACAGATGCGTTCGATAAAATACTAGCGTTTAACGGGATTAGTTTAAACCTTTACTTTAAGACGTTACAGCCATTGCAATTTATGGATTTGGACAACGTACAAGACGAAGAAACTAGAGAAGAAGAAACGGGTGTTAAAATGAGTGTTGCGTTGTCTAAGTTAAATGAATTAGGCGAAGATGAAAACCTTGAGGAATGGGAATTAATAGACGAAAGAAAGGTAGATTATGAAGACGAAGACGAGTTAGACGAACAAATCAATAGTTTAAACAAACCAAAACAAAGTCTATTATCTAAGATTAAGAACTTCGCTACAACGGGAACGGCAAGACCCAACGCAAAAAGTTCACAAGATGGTGTAGAGCCTACTTTCGGATTACAATATAAAGTAAGGTATCAATACGCACCTCTTAAAGCATCTAGAGATAGTAGAGATTTTTGTAAGAAAATGGTAGAATCTAAAAAAATATATCGTAAAGAAGATATTGTAGGTAAAAATTACCCAGCTTCATTAGGTGGTATGTCTAGTAGTTCAGTCAATGCTGGTTGGGGTCTTAATGGTGCTGATAATTACGACATTTTTAAGTATAAAGGCGGTGGAGATTGCCATCATTTTTGGATGCGTAAGACTTATTTAGCTAAAAGAGTAGGCGGAAAGCCTGATGTTGGAAATCCTAAATCGGTTATTAGTGTAAATAAAGCAAAGAAAGCGGGCATAAAACCCGTTAGGAATGATAAAGAAGTGGCAATGTTACCAACTGATATGCCTAATAACGGATTTGTAAATAAAAGAAGATAATATGGCTACAGCATTATTCATAAGCAGAACAGATTTAGTAAAGAATACGATTGTAGACGGCAATGTCGACACCGATAAGTTTATACAATTCATTAAAATTGCTCAAGAAATACATATTACGAACTATTTAGGCTCGAAATTATATAATAAAATTAGTTCAGACATTGTAGCGGGTAGTTTATCAGGCGATTATTTGTCTCTAGTGAACGATTACATACAACCTATGTTAATACATTTCGCTATGGTTGAGTATTTACCATTCGCAGCGTATCAAATTAAAAATGGTGGTGTTTCTAAGCATAGTTCTGAAAATTCCGAAAGCGTAAGTAAGAGCGAAATTGAGTTTTTAGTACAAAAAGAACGAGATACATCGGAATACTACACAAGACGCTTTGTGGATTACATTTGTTTTAACTCTGATAAATTCCCAGAGTACAACACAAACAAAGATAGCGATGTACGACCAGACAAGGATTCTAACGTATCTAATTGGGTTTTATAATGAAAGCGACATACAAACCAAAACAATCGAACATAGAGCGCTTAAAGACATACCTAAGTAAAAAAGAAAAATAAATTATGGCTACAATTAAAATAAACGAATTACCTACATCTTCTATAAATTCAAC